AGGACAAGGTCTGAGTGTTGTTTCCTCTTCCCTTGGAGGCACTCTCAATAGCCTCTTTTTCAGCCTCAAGCTGCCTCAATAGCCTGTCAACAAACCACTTTCTAAGCCCTACGGGGAGATTGTAAGCCTCAGAAAAACTCCACCCACCCGAATACTTTAAAAAGAAAAACTGTTCATATATGTTCTCCATATATTCTTCAGTTAGTCCAAAAAAAGTCCGCCGAAAGTGGCACCTCCATTTCTTGCTCGTGAGAACACTCGCCACACTGGAAATGCTGAGTCAAATCAACATTAGGCGCAGCAAGACGATAGGCAAGTCGCAAATGGCGGGAATCAATTGATGGCACATTATCAATGAAGTATTGTTTTGCTTGCATTGAGTTGTCACCATTTAGTGAAACTACGATCGCTGCAAGCTGGCGAGTAATATTTTTCTCTGCTTTTGTCTTTCTGTCGTTTTGCATACCTGATAGGAATGTCTTTTCGTCGCGACCATTCAAAAGCCTGAACTGGACATCAACGCCTGTTCTTGGCAGAGTGACATTAAATGTTCCATCATCATTTGTTTGGACACCTAGGTCTCGTGCGTCCTCACCATTATAAATATTAGCATGATTTAGATTAAAAGAGTATTCTTGATTGGCTCCACAATTTGGGCAAGTTACTTTTGTTTCATACATATTGCCATAACCAGAAACTCTTGTTGCAATAATAATTGCATTACG